GAGTTTCCCTGATCCCTTTATCATTCCTCGTCCTCCTGGTCCCACGGGCGGAAGCGGTCGACGTCTATGGAGAGGTTGGCTTCACTCAACCATTCGTAATCTTCGGAGTCCCCTACGGGAACGTAGCGAGCGGCGAAGTGGTACGTTCTCCCGTCTACGCAGCGCTCGACTCTCATCCAGATTCCCTCCGGCGGCTCGGCTTCTGGGAAAGCGTTCCATCCGTGCGGGTTGTACCTGTGAATCTCTTTGACTTCGTCATCAAAGAAGGCCAAGTTGAACCGATGCAGGTCGAATCCTGGGCTTTCTAGCTTTTCACCGAACTCGACGAAGATCATGCCGTCGTCATGATTTGCGTGTTGGAGTCTCTTCGAGAAGTCTCCATCACTAAGTGCATCCAGTTGCACTTGAAGGTTCTTATCTTTGAGGCGGAACGTCATTCTTCATCTCTCCATTTCTTCAGCAGTTCTTCTTCCTCGATCCGATCGAGCTGCCGGTCGACCTTCAGCACTTGGCACTTGCCGATCTCTTCGGCAAGCTCAGGGAAGAGGAGCTCGAGTTGCTCGATCATGATCAGCGTGTCGGCGAACTCTTCGGCCATCTGCTTGAAGTGGAGTTTCGTCGGGCGTTGAGAGTAGCGCATGACGGCAGACGTGGCTTCGGAGAGCTCTTCAGCCGTTTTGCTCAGCTGGCTCATGGGGCCGTAGTGTTCGGCGATGCTGCGGAGTTTGCTGGCGTAGGTTGTCCGTTTCACTTGATCTCCTTTGCTTTCTCATGCTCGGCCAGGTCACTGGCTGACATCAGCTTGTAGGTGGTGATGTAGCGTCGGAGATCGAGGCGGGCGCCGAACTTTTCGTCACGCCAGTTCTCGCCGTCCCACTTCACGATCAGTGTGAAGACGTCAGAGGGATTGTCGCGGGGCACGAAGCGCATGGCGTACATGCCGACGTTCTTCGGGATGATGAGCGGCCATTCGTAGGGATATGGGTCAATCATTTTTTACCTCTGTTTTCAGTAGAAAAACTCGGATGGTGTTGTCTGGCTGTTTCATGCACTTGCATTGAAAGCCGGTGAAGACAGGGCTTGCCAGATGCGGGTCAAGGATGTTGGAAGCACCATGGAACGCTCTATGGATTGCATTTGCTACGCTCGTGGCAGCCATGTCCTCGCAGTCGAAGATGAAGGTGTTGGAGAAGGGCTGCATGTCGCGTAGCTTCTTCAGAACGCGAGGCCATACGCTGAAGTCTCGAGGTCGACGCTTGATTGGACTTTCCTTGGCCGGTCGTTCGACCTTACGCTCGATGTGTGGCTCTTCAATGGCTTGTTTGTCCTCGATGCTCGTGAGGATGTCGTCATGGGCACACTCGAGACTTGAGACGGATCCAGCATCAAGACCGTATGCTGGGAGTCTTACGTACACTTCCAAGCCCGTCAGCGGATAGGTCGCTTTGATGAGCAGCCCCTTTTCGTCGATCGTTGGAGGGCATTTGGTCAGCTCGCTGACGATTTCCAAGAGCGCGATGCTGACGTAGCACGTCCTCTCTTCTGAGAGCTTTCCGATCATTCGTCCCATAGCTATCTCCTTTTCTTGGGGTTGGACAATTTGGCTGCAGAGTTGCAGGCCTCATCGTGAATCTTTTTCCGTAGTTCTCTGATGTCATCGAGCAGTAGCTGAACGGTGTACTGGAGACCTTCTGCCAAGCGTTCGCTTTCCTGAGCAGCGATGCTCATCTTTGAGAGGCTCCTTGGCTTGCCTTCTTGCCGGATGCTATAGATCTCAGAGAACTTCCTGATGAGGGCGTCTGCCTGGGCATTGATGGAGCAGGCGCGATCAGACAGGCGATCTGCGTGGATGCAGGGCGTTGAAGCCTTCGGTTTGATGGGACGCCATTCGGCGTAAAGCGGTGTCATCACGCTGCCCCCAAGATCACGTCATAGATGTAGACGGCGGAGCCGGCCAGGGCGCCGAGGAAGCTGCCAATGGCGACACCTGCCGCTGCGAGGAATACGACGAGCCCGACGAATCCAACGAGGAATTCGCAGAAGAGTAGAAAGTCTTTGAGCATGTTCTGGCTACAGATGGTTGGTTGATCTAGGTAAGCGCTCTTCCTGAGGGCTGACAATGCTCGGACGGAACCGGAACGAGCGAAGGGAGGAAGAGCGCTTGCCAAGATGCCCTCAATGAGGGCCGGAGGTCAGCAGATGTACTCGATGAGCTGTGGATGGTCTTTCGCGATTCTGAGGAAGACCATCTTTCGAATGTCGTCTTCAGTTGTGCTGGCCGGAACGGAGAAGCTCATGGGCATGAGGACTGCGCTGATCTCTCGACCGCTCCAGAGGTTGAAGGCCGTCATGCCGTAGCGCACGATTATGTGCGTCTTGAGGGTCTCGTTCGGAAAGTCCTCCATTGACCAACTCAGGCGATAGCCGACGCGACCGACCTCATGGATTTGCTCCCGGTAGACGATCATTCCGTCACGCATGCGGATCTCCTTTCAGGACAGATGAGGTCGATGTACTGCGGGTATTCATCGCAGATGATGCGGATGATCTTTTCAAGTGCTTCTCGACCGCTGATGTCGCATGCGACGTGAATCTTTCGTAGGGGTATCAGCTGCTCGATGTCCTCCAACGTCCTGAGGTCGAAAGAGTGAAGGTCGAAGATGAGGCGACAGAGCCGTCCCTCTCGTTCTCCGAGCCAGGTGAGGTTGTAGCCGACACCGTTGACCGTGCGGATTCGACGACCTTGGGTAATGGGGTGTGACATTGAGTCCTCCAGTAGGGTCAGATGGCGCCGAGCATGAGGAGCGTCAATGCCGCGGTCGCTGGAATGGCTGCGAGTAAGGCGAATCCAAATCGAAGCTCGCGACGGTCTTCTTCCTCGGAGCAGAGCGGTCCGCGGTAGTCCTGGTCCGGGGCGCCGAAGACGAAGCGGGAAAATGCCGGCGGAAGGTGGGCGACCATGCGAAGAAGCGTTGTCATTTGGAGCTCCTTTCAGGGGAGGTGAGAATGGGGGTGTAGACGTCGGGGTCAAACCAGTTTTCACGTAGAGTCACCACGGACGCAGATTCGAGAGGGTTGGCAGCGCCGATGGGGCCATCGCAAAGGCACACCACCAGCGACGGGTCAACCGTCTCTAGCGCCGCCTTCAGTTGACCGACAGTGAGGCGGCCATATTCGACGGCACGCGAGAGGCAGCCTCTGGTTGCGCGCTTATGGTTGAGCACGATGGCCTGCTTGCGAGCGGGTTTGTTGTCGGTGTTGTTCATGATGGATTCCCGAATTGCTGGGCTCTCCTCGCAGTGAGAAGATGGATGGTGAAGCAATTACCCAACCACTCACTGGAGGAGATACTTATGACTTCAAATGACAATGGCAAGAACGCGTTTACCAGCGATGAAGCGACGAAGATCATCTGCACTGCGCTTACGAACGGCTCCCTTGTGCTTCCGCTTAACAAGAAGCTTCAGGACCTTGGCCTTGTGCAGTTCGTCAAGCTTTGCGCCGGCAAAAACGTCATCAACGACGAGGACGACGTTGAAGAGGTGCTTCGGCAGGCGCTCATCCACTGGGAGGGCGAGAAGCTCGCGGCGTTTGCGCGCGCGGATGCTCTTTACCTTCTTGCTCTCCGGAAGGCGTTGACCGAGGGAATCACTGAGAAAGAAGCCCAGAGGATCCTCTTCTCTTGGGGCTAGTCGCCCGTGGAGCTCCTCGAGGGTGTCGAGGAGATCAGGGACCCCCATGCGGTAGCAGTTATTTCGGAACGACTTCACGAAGGCTGCGCATTGACTTTTCCAAATGTCGATCGCGGCCTCTTTGCTTATGCGCTTGATTTGGTCGGTCATGCCGCCCTCCTTTCTGACACGGACTGCTTCGCACCCGGTTCAAGGATCGGATCTAGGTTCTCGTCTGCGGCAATTGCACATACAAGTGCGGTGCGGGCGACAGTGTCAGCGAGAAAGCCGATCGAGAAGTACGTCTCGTCGCAGTAAATGCGTTCTGAGAGTGTCCAGGTCAGCAGGTCCTGCATGGCTGTCTTCTTGATGTCGAGGACGAGGCGGGAGTATTCGTCTCGGATGTCATCGCTAGGAAATGCGGGGGCGCCTGCGAGCTCTGCCGCCATTCTGGTCCGCACGAGCTTGTAGTACTCGTGCTTGCGGGCTAAGGCGATGTAGGGGCGCATGAAGGCGCTCGTCAGGGCAAGTTGGTCAGTGGTGTCGGTCATGGTTCATTCCTCAAGTTCGATGTCATCTGCGATGTCGTTGAGCCAGACAGCGGTGTTCTTGATCTTGTTGGCTTCGTCGAGAAGGTTGAGGACGTCTCCGCGAACACAGAGGCTGTAGGCGTGGCGCAGCAGTCGGCGGACGATAAACAGACGGCGACATTCATCGGTATCAAGCTCTGCGGCCGGGAGGTCGGAGAAGTGCTTTTCAAGCTTCTTGCGGATGGCTTGGACGTCGAGCGCCGTGGTGGAGAGAGTTTCAGTGTTTGTCATGAGAAAACTTCCGTTGTTTGTTTTTTTTGCGCCGGCAAGTTACGCTTGCGTTGCGTGAAGAGATAATAGCGCCAAATCGAGCATGAAGCAAGTAAAAATTGCTGTTGAGGCAAGCGGAATTTTGCGGATGCAACAAAAAACCCCGCTTCTAGGCGGGGTTTTTGAGGAAGTTTTGGGTTAGATCAAAGTACGTCAGCTCGAATCTGGAGGACTAGGCGCCCGACAACCGTGATCGTGTCGGCGATCTCCCTAGGTATGGTTTGTGGCGGGTACATCTTGTTGTCTGACAGCAGCGTGAGGGACCCGTCGATATTGACTTGGACGCGTTTAATGAAGATTCTCGTTTCTGCCTGCAGGCAATAGATGCCGTCAGCAAGGATCGTCGTTTGGTTCTTGTCGATTACGGCGGACGAGCCGCGCTTGAGGGTAGGTTCCATAGAGTCGCCGAGCGTGTGGATGATGTGCAGGTTGTTCACGCCAGTTACGCCCGGCCACGACGAGGCCGCCGAGGGGGATACGCCGATCAGTTGAACGGGGGAGAGATCGTCTCCGGGGTTCCCGCCGCCACCGCAAGAGCCGTACACGTCAAGGACCGGGATCAGGACGAGATCGGAGGTTTCTCCGACGCGAGAGGAAGGCTCACCTTTTTCGTCGATGACAACGATGTTTTCTCCCGTGAGGAGGGAAACGGAAACGCCTAGCAGCTCTGCCAGTCTGCGAAGGTTGGAGAGCGTAGGCGCGGCGCCAGACGCCCAGCGCGTGACTGCTTGGCGGGAGACTCCAAGAGCTTGAGCAACCTGTTCATGAGTCAAGCCCTTGCGTTCGATGGCGAGGGAAATAGGGGTTTGCATGGTGAGCTCCACAAAAGAGGTTGGGCTTGCTTACCTAACGAGTATGCAAGGAAATCTTGCTTAACGCAAAGCAAGAACAGCTTGCGACCATGTTTCGCGTGCGGCTATAATTGCTTGCGTCTGGAGGTCTGAATGACACGTACTACTTGCAAGCTCAATCCCGTGCAGATGGCGATCCAAGCTGCGGGCGGGCGCAAAAAGCTCGCCGAGAGCCTCACTCCGCCTATCACTAGACAGGCGGTGGAGCTTTGGCTACATAACGGCGAGGTCCCGCCTCGTCGAGTCGCCGAAGTGTCGAGGCTCACGGGAATACCGAAGCATCTTCTTTCTCCCCTGTTCAAAAAGGATTCGTAATGTACGACAACACAAGGTACTACTGGCTTCAGCTACGTGAAGAGTTTTTTGAGAGCGACGAAATCGACTGGCTTGAAGAGCAGCCGAATGGCCCCGCCCAGGTGCTCTTCTACCTGAAGCTGTGCCTCAAATCACTCAAGACGAACGGGCTGCTGGTCCGCAGGGTGGGTCAGATGCTCATCCCGTATGACGCAGAAAAGCTCGCCGACTTCACTAGATCCGACGTCAACACTGTCCAGTGCGCAATCGTAAATCTGAAGATGTGCGGGCTTGTTGAGGTCTTGGAAGACGGGACGATTTTCATGGCCCATCTGTCCAACTTGATCGGTTCAGCCAGCGGCGGCGCCTTAAAGAAGCAACAGCAGAGAGCCCGCCGCGAGTTGGTCAAAAGTGCCTGTCGCCCAGTGGTGGACGATGAGGTTGACAAAGGGGTGGACAAATGTCCACCAGAGTATAGAGATAAGAGATTAGAGACTAGAAGGGAGGATATGGGTGGAAATTCGGCGCCTCTTGACGACTATGACCTGATCGCCGACGAGGTCGGCTCTGAGTTCGACGTTGTCGAACCCCCGCCCGAACCGCCCGCGTGCAACGAGGAAAAGGATCAAGGCTCACGCATGCCGCCGTGTCCCTACGACCGGATCGTGACCCTCTACCACGAGATCCTGCCTGAGCTCCCCCGAGTGGCCACGCTCACATCCAAGCGCAGAAGCTGGATCACGGCACGCTGGCGCTCTGTCTGCACGACCGAGAAGGTCGCGAGTCAGGCTGACGGGCTTGACCTCTTTCGGGGGTACTTTTCCTTGGTACGAAAAAGCCCCTTCCTGATGGGGTTGAAGCAACCAGGAAAGGGCCATAGCAGAACGTTCAAGGCCGACTTGGAGTGGCTCATGAACGAGTCAAATTTTACCAAAGTCGTGGAAGGGAAGTACGCGTGATGGGAGCCGAAAAAACGGGCTTTAAAACCCGTCAGAAAGAACGGGTTTTAAAAACCGTCTAAAAAGGTAGCGATATGGCAGACATTTTTCAATCGATAGCCATCTTATGCGTGGCAATTACGGGCGTCGCCTTGACCCTGTACTACCGGGGGCTGCGGGATCGCGTGGATGTGATCCAGAGGTGGATGAACTCTGTCAGAGAGCAGTCATCGACCCTGAGCTCTTACGAGGCGCCAGAGAGCTCTCCTGATTCCAAAGACGGGACCGGGATGGATTCGCGGAGCGTCTTATGAAGCCATCGCCAGCGGTAGTCGACGGAGATCTCTATGGATTCTGCGGGCTTATGGAGCCTGACCCAAAGCCAGATCCCTTCTTCGAGGGAATTGGCGGAGGTCTGAAAATCGACGGGGATCGAATCTGAAAACTCAATGTCTCCAAAGTCTCCGAACCCATATCCGAAAGTGCCATTGGTTCTGCGTCCGACATCAAAACCTTTGGCAAGGAGACGACCGAACCGAACGTTTTGCAAAGTGGTGCTTATCGAAAGACGGATTTCCAGATAGTAGTAGCCGTCTCGGCCCTGGTGGATCTTCGGGTCGGATGCTCGCTTAAGGAACGGGAGCTGCATTTGGATGAACGTGAGGTAGATGCCGACGATGGCGGCGACGGTGGCCGTAAAACCGAAAAACGTAGATAGATCCATGACTTTCTCCGTGGGGTGGTTGATGGACTGTGTTGGGGAACACACCTCAATCATCCCACGGAAGCAAACAAAAGGAGTTGCCGCTATGGCAGGGTTTCTTTCAAAAGCGATCAGCGAACAGAAAGCGCGGCCGCGTCCGGATGAGGGCAACGGTTCCTACATGGTGCCGACGTCGATGGCATGTCCGGCTGCCGGCTGTCCGTTCCCGTGCGATACGGGTCGCAATGGCCGGTTTCTCTGCTCATTCCATACGGGCGTGCAGTCGCAGTACTGGCCGCTCGTCACGGAGATTCTGCAAAGGTATTGGGCCGTCTGGCAGATGGCCATCATTCACTACCAATGCTTCAACGACTTGGAGGCAGCGACTGAAGTGATTCACCAGATCAACGCGGATCCCGTCATGCGGGCGGCAGGCATCGAGATGCTGAGTGAGGCCGAGATGAAGGCAATGTATGGGCGCGGATCTGGCCACTTCCCGCTCGACATCATCTCGACAATGATCCATCGTGAGATCGAAGTTGGGATCGCCAAGAAGCGCGAGCGTGACGCCGGCAAGAAGCAGACAAGGCCGTCGGCTGCAGAGCGTGTACGTTCGCTTTGTCAGCGTATCGGTCATCGTGCGGCGCCGATGGCGGAGCCGGTTTGAGGAGTGGAAATGGAATGGTAGTCGTCGAAGGGGAGCCGATCGGTAAGGGGCGCCCTCGGGTGAGCTCGAGATACGGCACTGTCTACACGCCTAGGAAGACTGTTGCGTATGAGGATGCGCTGCGCTTCGCTGCAAAACTGTCAAAAGATCGGCTTGGTACGGCCCCGGCTATTGCGATCATTCGAGCTTTCTCTGAACCGCCGACATCATGGTCGCAGAAGAAAAAGAAGGTGGCAGTCGGCGGCCTGGTTCAGAAGATCACGAAGCCGGATATCGACAATGTCGTGAAGTCGGCTCTGGACGGCATTCAGGATGTGTGCTTTGACGACGACAGACAGATCGTTGCATGCGTTGCCATCAAAGCCTATGACGTTCGGGCGAGGCTCGAGATCGAGCTCCTTGCGATCAAAGATGAGGGAGAGGTGCTCATCGCGCAGGGTGAGGGCAGAAGCTTCGAGGGGTGTTCGCTTGAGGATTTGCTGGCAAAGGTACTGGGAGGTAATTGTGGAGCGGGACTGGCAGACTGTGAAGAGACTGGAGAACTGGCTGAGGGTCTTCGCGCCGCGTAGGGCAGTCTCGTCATGGGGGCGAGCGCCATTCCTTGCGTTGGAGGAAACCCTTTTGAGGGAATATGGACGCGATGAGAATGCCCCGTGCAGGGCGGCGCCGTCAAAACAGTTGGATATGGCTGATGCGGAAAAGGTCGAGGCGGCTCTTTGCTCGCCTCTCATGCCTGTTATCGAAAGGAAGCTCATCACGACCTTCTATCTTGCTAAGGACGTCCAGTGGGCATGCTTCGGTCGACTATGCCGGTCGGCAGGGACTAGTAGGCGCCGTGCAGCCGATGACCTGATGGCGGCCGAGTGGCTGTTAGGGAATCTCCTGAGACGTCTTTACGATGCGTAGCCTATGATTTCTTGAGCTGAAGTAGGTGAAATGGCGAGTTGGTGTAGTTCGCCTTTTTTATTTGATTGGTTCAAGAGATCAGGAGCAAACATGGAGTTGGAAAGCATTCGTGCATACGATGCCCGTGAGCATTTGGCCTTCAATGGTCGCAGGATCAAAGAGAAGGCCTTCCGTAGCCTGTCAGGGTTGTTGCGAGGGATTTGCGTTGACGGTGTTGTCAACCAAGAGGAGCAGACGGAACTCTGGGAATGGATTCGTGAAAATGCTCATTATGCAAAGTACCATCCGTGGGATCTTGTGATCAATCATCTGGAGGACTATCTTCGAGACGGAAAGATCGATCCAGAAGAGATCGAAGACTTGGTTTGGCTCGCTGACAGACTCTCGGAATGGACAGATATCGATGACCTCATAAAGGATCGTATCCAGGAACTCCATGGGATTTTCCATGGAATACTTGCAGATAGACAACTGTCAGACGAGGAGATCAATTCTCTTCGTGATTGGGTCTTCGAACATGATTACCTTGCTGGCAGTTACCCATATGACGAGATCTCGTCGCTACTGGTCAATGCCTTGACGGATGGTAATGTCACTCATGAAGAGCGCGAACAGATCATGACCTTTATGGGGGAGTTTATCGACTTCAATGAATCGGCCACCTTGTCGAAGGAACGCTTTTTGGAGCTCAAGCAGAAGTATTCGATCAAGGGAATTTGCGCTGTTGATCCAGAGGTGGAGTTAGAGGGAAAGACGTTCTGCGTGACTGGTGAGTTTGAGAAGGCGAGCCGAGAAGAGGTTTGTCGCCGCATTCTGGATGCGGGTGGCCTGGTGAAGATGACTATCTCAAAGAAGATCGACTATCTTGTCGTCGGGAACGCCGGTAACCGGAGCTGGGCCTTTTCGTGTTATGGTCGAAAGGTTGAGCAGGCCGTGAAATTGAGAAAGGAAGGCGCTAAGTTAGTGATCGTCTGCGAACGGGATTTCTGGGATGCACTCGGATGATCCCTTGTTTAAGTAACTAAATGTAAAAAGAGGGGTGCAGACCTTGAATGGGGTTCCTTATACTCGGTTCATGAACTAGTACGAAGCTGTGAATCAGCCAACTTGAGCGCACGCGCAGGCCGAAGTGTATCTGTAGCAAGCGCTCAAGGCGCTAGTTCTTCTCTGAGTCGCGGCCGCAAGGGTGACATCGAGAAACTCCGAAGAAAGACGAAAAGGGCGACTTCGAAAGAGGCCGCCCTTTTTCTATTGATGGTTCGCTACCTTAGGGCAGTTTGCTCCGAGGTCGGGGCGGGGAGAAATCCTCGCCCTCTCTAATTACTTGGGTTACCTATGAAGAAAGCTATTGTGGCGGCCATTGCGGTCGCCTTTTTCGTTTCTACAGCTGCGGAAGCACGAGGTGGTCGTGGATTCAGCGGCGGTCGATCTTTCTCCCGTCCTGCTCCGGCCAGAACCTATGCACCTAAGAGCACGACCGTTGTGAAGAAGAACACGACCGTCATCAACCAGACGGTTCATCAGTCCTCCAGCTCAAGCGGTGGCGGTTTCTGGTCGAGCATGGCCGGATCGGTCGTAGGCGCAACCGCAGGTTCAATGGCGGGCAATGCGATCTACGATTCCATGACGAAGGACGACAAGGAACAGCAGGCCGCACAGCCCGCACAACCGCAGGTCATCTACGTTCCCGTCGATCAGAACGGAAAGCCGATCCCGCAGGCTCAATAAAACAACCCCCGCAAGGCGAAGAAACCTCACGGGGGTTTTGTTGCCTGCGATTATTTGCGAGGCTTGCTGTCAACGCTGTCCCAGACAATCATCGTCCGACGCGCCCCTTGGATATTCTCTCCGTTGGTCTGGTAGAACGAACCAGAGGACGTACTGGACGTGATTGGCTTGGGAGGTTGAGGTCTTGGTGGTGGGGCTTTCTTGTTTTCAGCCATCAGCACTCCTAATAATGATCGGCCAAGAAGGAAACAGTAGCCCCAGCCAGGCCGAGAGCGGCAGAGGTTACAAGGTACAAGTTCAAGTCTCGAATCTTTTTCCCTTTCTCTGAGTGAATGTCTCTCAGGTACTGGACGGCACCTTCTAGCTCCCTGATCCAATTCTGCTTGACCGCAAAGGGCTTGCCGGATTCGTCGTCGCCATACGCTTCACATAGAAGTTCGTAGTACGACGGTGCGACAACCGGGCGAAGCCCTCCACGCTCTCCAAGAAGAAGCCGCGTCCCTTTGATGAAGGCGAAGCAGGCTAGAAGCGCGGCAACGGTCAATGCCGACAGGGAGAGTGCGTCACACAGGGACAACTCTGAAAACTTGAATGACTTTGTCGCAAGAACCGCACCAATGGCGCTGGCAATGATGGCAGCGAGCCAAAGGTAGTTCTTGATGATGTCCAGTTGAGTTTTGTGGTGATCTGAGGAAAAAAGCTTGTGTTCCTCGAGTAGCTTGTTGAGCACAACGTCGGTAAACGCTTCGTACTCGCTCCAACTCGTTTGGCTGTCTGATGATGTCGATTGCATTCTTTCTACTGGTTTGCTTGTTAGTTGCTTTCCCATTCTATTCTTGTTGAACAAAAGCTCGACGGGATAGCCTTTGGTCTGAAACACAAGAATGTACCAAGACAAACCTCGCGAGGTTGTTCACCTCACGGGGTTGTTTTTTTGGTTCATCTCGGAAGTCCGTGGAACGCGGCCTTCCGAGATGAACCTTTTATTCAGGTGAAGGATGCCGATCTTGACTCTCTGCAAGTATCCAGGCTGCCGCAAGCCGGTCCCGCTTGGCGCCAAGTATTGCGAAGCTCACAAGGCCGCAGGCGAGGCTCGTGACGCGAAGTTCGCGGCTGATCGGGAGAGGCGCCGAGCCGAGAGAAAGGGATCGTCGTCCGCTCGTGGTTATGGCTACAAGTGGCAGCGTCTTCGAGCTCGGATCCTTGCTGCGCATCCGCTCTGTGTTGAGTGTGAGAAGCGCGGGCTCATCAAGTTGGCAACCGACGTCGACCACATCAGGCCGCACAAGGGGAATCCTTTCCTCATGTGGGACGAGGACAACCTTCAGCCTCTCTGCCACGAATGTCACAGCCGGAAGACGGCGCGTGAGGATGGCGGTTTTGGGAACGATGTGCTCTAGGGAGAAGATCGAAGATCATGGGAAGAATGCTTGTGGTTGTTGAAAGGGCGGAATTCGTGTGGAACTCCGCTCGTGATGAAACTGAACTAATTGTCTGGGCCAAAAGTAAAGTTGACGGCTTTGTGGCCTCGGTTGGTGGCGTAGAGCTTGAATTCACAAATGAACAGAGGGTTCGAGTTGTGAATGGGGAGTTGCTAAACGCTTTTAAAGCAATAGATCCGTCAGCTGATCAGCGTTGTTCAGGATTGCATCGATTCCCTTCCCTGCCAGTTTGCTTAGTAGGTCTTTAAGAGATTCCAGAGGAAGCCTTTTGGGGTAGGGCGGGTCAAAAGTGACCGCCTTGTTGGCTCTAGACCGCGCCCCCAGCTCAATTTTTACGCGTGCATTTCGTGGAGTTTTTGATGCCTCGCCCTTCAAAGTCTGATGCTGAGAAAGCCGCGACAGGCACGCTTCAGCCGTGTCGACGCGCTCGGCAAATCGCAGTCACAGACGCGACTTTGACTACTACGCCGCCTGTCGGCCTGACGAAAGATGCGCGTGAAGCGTGGCAACTCGCAATCACTTGCGCCCCAAGAGGTGTGCTGACTGCGCTTGACGCGACGGTGCTTGAGCGCTGGGCGAGAAACTACGCGACGTATCGCAAGATCGCGAAACAGCTGGATCACGAAGACATGGTTCTGACGAATGAGACGGGTGTGCAGCTGAATCCGCTCTTCAATGCACTCGTGAAAATTCAGCAGGTGCTCGCAGCCTGTGAAAAAGAGCTCGGATTCACGCCTGTCTCGCGCGCGCGTGTGAAGGTTGATACAAAGGAAGAGGAGCAGGACGAATACGATGGCTTCTAGAGACTATTGCGGGATCGCCAGGCAGTACGCCGCCGACGTTCTTGGCGGGAAGATTCCTGCCTGCAAGTGGGTAAAGCTGGCCGCTGATCGGCAGCTGGCTGACTTGAAGACCTATGCAGGCAGCAGATCCCCATATGTCTTCGACGAAAACGAGGCCAATCGAGTCTGTAAGTTCATCGAGCTTCTCACCCACACGAAGGGCGAGCTTGCCGGCACTCGCATCCATCTTGAGCCTTGGCAGGTTTTCATTCTGACGACGGTGTTCGGCTGGTTGCGTCGAGCTGACGGCGGCCGCCGGTATCGACGAGCCTATGTTGAAGTGAGTCGCGGAAACGGCAAGTCTACTTTGTGCTCTGGGATTGGCCTCTATTGCCTATTGGCTGATCGAGAGGGCGGTGCCGAGGTCTACAGCTTCGCCACCACGCGAGACCAAGCGAAGATCGTCTTCGGTGACGCGAAGGTGATGGCTGAGCGGAATGCGCCGCTACGGAACAAGTTCGGGCTTCAGGTGCTGGCGAACGCGCTCTACGTGCCGACCAGCAATTCGACCTTTCAGGCGAAGTCCGCAGAAGGCTCGACCCTTGACGGCTTGAATACTCACTTGGCCATCATCGATGAGCTGCACGCCCACAAGACGCGAGCCGTCTACGACGTGGTCGAAACGTCGACCGGCAAGCGCAAGAACTCGCTGATGTTCGTCATTACGACGGCGGGGTTCGATACGTCGGGCATCTGCTACGAAGTTCGAACGATGGTCACGAAGGTGCTCGAGAAGAGCGTCGTGGACGAGACGCAGTTCGGGATCATCTACGGTCTGGATGAAGGCGACGATTGGACGACTGTCGAAGCTTTGGAGAAGGCGAACCCGAACTGGGGCATTTCCGTACGTCCTGAAATCATCACCTCCCTGATGAAGAAGGCGATCGCGCTTCCGAGCGCTGTCAACAACTTCAAGACCAAGCACCTGAATATCTGGTGCTCCGCTTCGTCGGCCTGGATGGACATGCAGGCCTGGGAAGCGGGCGAGATCAATGTCGATCGAAGCGACTTCGAAGGTCAGCCCTGCTACATCGGCTTGGACGTCGGAGCAAAGAACGACGTCACGGCCAAGGTGCTTCTCTTTCCGGTCGGCAAGTCCTTCGTTGTCTTCGCCGACTTTTATTTGCCTGAGGCCGCCGTCGAGAAGTCGACCAACTCTCAGTATCGAGGTTGGGTCGAGGAAGGCTGGATCACGCAATCCGGCGGTGCGATGACGGACCTCGCCCGCATCGAAGAGGATATCCGTGACGACTTGTCACGCTTTGATGTGAAGGGCATCGCCTATGACCCGTGGAACGCGCTGCAGCTCGCTACTAACCTCGGGAACGACGGTGCTCCTATGGTCGAGTATCGGAACACGGTCCAGAACTTTTCGGATCCGATGAAGTCGCTCGAGGCGCTGGTCCAGGACAAGCGCGTGAACCATGACGGGAATCCCGTTCTCCGATGGATGATGGGAAACGTCGTGGCCAAGCTCGATGCGAAGGACAACATCTTTCCAAGGAAGGAAAGGTACGAGAACAAGATCGACGGCGTAGTCGCCTTGATCATGGCTCTGGGGATCTCCAGCACGGCGGATGAAGCCAATCCGTTCGACGACATTGAGGAGTCTTCGGAGTCCGTATTTATTGAGTGGTAGGAATGTTCGTAAAACGTTTGATCAATTGGGTGGCCGGATGGGGCGGTCCTCTCGGCACTGCGTCCGGGCAGCAGATCCCTATGCCGGTCTCGCCCATCATCGAGCAGACGAAGACGGTCACGCCGGACGCGGCCCTGCAGATCTCTGCAGTCTTCGCATGCGTCGAGCTTCTTGCTCAGACCATCAGCACGCTGCCACTCTACGTCTACCGCGATACGGCTGACGGCGGCCGCCATCCAGACAAGCAAAGCCGTCTGTGGATGCTGCTTCATGACCGTCCAAATGCCTGGATGACGCAAAACGAGTTCATCTCTGCGATGGTCGTCAACCGCATGCTACGAGGCAATGCCTACGCCCAGATCATTCGAGACGGCGAGGGAGAGCCGGTAGCTCTGATCCCCCTCTCACCGGATCAGATGGAGGTGTCTATCGTCGAAGGCGGTGAGGTCTACACGTACTATCAGGACGGGTCAATCGCCGTAATCGCCCCCGAGAACATGATTCATTGGAAAGGCCTTGGCAATGGGTTCATCGGACTCTCGAAGCTCGAGTACATGCGGGCCACGACGGATGAGGCGATCTCTGCTCAGGACAACGCGACGCGTCTTTACGGATCCGGATCGAAACCGTCCGGCGTTCTCTACACTGATTCGACGCTTGATGATAAGCAACTGAAGGCGGTATGCGAACGCTTCAAGGGAATGACGGCAAAGGGCGGCGGTCTGTACGTGGTCGACCGCGGCCTCAAGTACACGCAGCTCTCGCTCACGCCGGCCGACGCTCAGCTTTTGCAGACTCGCCAGTTCAGCGTCGAAGAGATCTGCCGATGGTTCGGGGTGCCGGGCGTCTTGGTCGGCTCGAATGCGCAGACCACTTGGGGCAGCGGCATCGCCCAGATCGTTGAGGGTTTCCACAAGTTCACGATCGGACCGCTCTGCAAACAGCTCGAGCAGGCGCTGAGCCGACGCCTGATTCCCATCACCGATGTTGATATGACGATCGAGTTCAAACTCGACGGCTTCCTGCGCACGACGCCGCAGGAGCGAGCGCAGTTCTACTCAACCATGGCACAGAACGGTGCGATGAGCCGCAACGAGATCCGCCGTCTCGAGAACCTACCACCCGTGGAGGGAGGTGACGCGCTCACAGCACAATCGAACCTGGTCCCGCTTGACAAGTTGGGAGAGGCGACTCGCGTCGGATCTTCTCCAAAAGACGGAACACCAGTGAGGCAATGATGACGATTTTCAAAAGTCTTCCACTTGAAAGCGTGGAGCTTAGATTCGAAGGCAACACCCGTAAGTTCAGGGGGTATGCCTCGACGTTTAACGGGAATGACAGTTACGGCGACACGATTTTGCCGGGAGCATATCTGAAGACCTTGGCCGACAACGGCATGCCGAAGATGTTTTTCGCTCATGACTGGGGGCTTCCGGTAGGTAAGTGGCTCTCTGCGGTTGAGGACGAGAAGGGGCTGTTGGTTGAAGGGGAACTGACGCCAGGCAATCCTCAGTCTGACGCCATTCTGGCCGCCATGAAGCACGGGACTGTTGACGGGCTATCGATCGGCTTCCGTCTTTCCGAAGGCGACTACGAGCGCAAGAAGGACGGCGGTCGCATCATCAAGTCGGTCTCCAAGCTCTATGAGATCTCCATCGTGAACTTCCCGGCGGACGGCGACGCTCGCGTCTCCGAAATCCGCTCCGAAGAGATCGACGAACTTCAAACCATTCGTGACTTTGAAAACTTCCTGCGGGAGGCAGGCGGGTTCTCTAAGTCGACCGCGACGTCCATCGTCGCAAAAGCCAAGAAGCTTTTCGCTTCTCAGAGGGAGTCTGAGGAAGAGGAAAAGATGGCAACTCAACTGCTCGAGCGAGTCAAGAAGCTTGAGCTTTCTCTCTCCTAAATGAAAGGTGAAACTATGGCTGATGAAATCAAGCAAGTGATGGAAGCCCTCGACCGTGTCGAAGGCAAGATGGACGAGACCAGCAAGTCGAACGCTGCTGAGCTGAAGCGCCTCGGTGAAGAGCAGACGAAGCTTTCTCGTCAGCTGATGGAACTTCAGCAGAAGGGTGTGGCTGCCAAGCAGGAAGCCGAAGTTAAGACGGCTGGCGACAACGTCGTCGATGCCGACGGCTTCAAGGCCTTCCGCGACGGCTCTGCCCAGAAGGCTCGTGTCGAACTCGTTGAAACGTTTGACAAGAAGGAAGCGGTCAATCCGATCACGACGCCGACCGGTGGCATCGTTCAGGCGTACCGTCGTCCGGGCATCCTCGCTGGTGCTTTCCGTCCGCTCACGATTGAAGGTCTCTTCCCGACGCTCCCGATTACCACGAACGCTTTTGAATACGTCCAGGAAAAGGAAGCCGAGAACGTCAACGGCGCGGCATTCGTTGCTGAAGGCGCTCAGAAGCCGTTTGGTTCTACCGCCGTCGAGACCAAGACGGGCACGATCAAGACGATCGCTCACCTTGCTCGCGTGTCCAAGCAGCTGATGGCCGATGCTCCGGCTCTTGTCGCCTACATCAATCAGCGTCTTGTGTACGGCATCGATCTTGTCGTCGAAGATCAGCTCGTCACCGGCAACGGCACGGGCCAGAACCTCAGCGGCATTCTTACCTCCGGCAACTTCACGGATCACGGCATCACGAAGCTTGCTCAGCTCCCGAAGAATCCGACGAGCTTCGACCTCATCCTCATGGCCAAGTCCAAGGTCGAACAGGCTTTCTTCCGTCCGAACGTGATTCTTCTGAATCCGGCTGACTGGACGAACATGCAGATGGAAAAGAATGCCTCTGGTGACTACTACCTCGGTCATCCGGCTTCTGTCGCTCCGAAGTATCTCTGGGGCCTTCCGGTCTGGACGACGCCAGCCATTACCGCTGGCAAGTTCCTCGTCGGCGACTTTACGCAGGCCGCTACGCTTTGGAACCGTCAGGGCATGACCGTCGAACTCTTCGAGCAGGATTCCGACAATGTCCAGAAGAACTTGGTCACGATCCGTGCTGAACGCCGCCTCGGCTTCGGTGTCGAACGTACCAAGGCTCTCGTCGGCGGCTCTCTCACGCTCCCTACGGCCTAAGTAAGGAGGCGTCATGATTGACACGTCTACGGCGAAGTCAGCTGTGACGCTCGAGGACGCAAAGCTTCATCTCCGCGTTGATCACTCCGCTGACGATGCGCTGATTGAGGCTTTGTGTCTCTCCGCTACCCAGATGGCTGAGCACGAGCTACAGCGCGGCCTGATAACGCGAGAAGGGACTGTCGGTTATGGCGCTGAACCTTCCGACGTTCCTGCCGCAATCAGGCATTGGATTCTGATTCAAGTCGGTCATTACTACGAGCATCGTGAAGCAACGGTCGAATGTGCCGTAACACCTTTGCCAGGGCTTCACGCTTTGCTTGATCCTTTTAGGACTTGGAAATGAATCGACCTGAAATCGGAAAGATGAATCGGCGCATCAAGATCTTTCACACGATGTCTGTGCCTGACGAACGCCTCGGTTTTTCCAAAGCGTCTGTTCGCGAAGATGTCGTGTGGGGGAGGCTTGAACCGGTCGGATCCTGCATCTACTTCGGCTCGAAGCAAATCGAGTCCGGTGTGACGCATCGTGTGATTGTTCGCTCGATGCCCGGTCGCACTGGTCCTCGAGACTTCAAGGGCGTGACCGAGCTGATGATCGAAGGCGTGATTTATCGCCTTCGTCGTGTAGCTGATCTTGGCGGTCTTGACCGTTTCACTGTGCTTGATGTGGAGGAAAAGACCGATGCTTGTAGCATGCCGCGTAGATCCTGGCTTCAAGGCAATTGACTACGACCCGAAGCCGCTGAAAGTTGCTCTCCGCAAGGCGGGCAACGAGGTCCGCAAACTTGCCCGCAAGAAGATCAGTCGTCGTGCTGTTTCTGAAGCGGGTCAGTTTCCGGGCCGTCAGACGGGCGAGATGTCGAGGTCGATCCGGACCAAGGTCTCCAAGTCGGGCTACTCGGTTGCGGTCTACCCGACCAAGACAAGCAATATGCCCGTGTACTACCCCGCCTTTGTGGTCTATGGCCATCGAGGCCCGGGCACCGAGACGGCAGATCAGGCGCGCAAGCACAAGGCTCGTGGCGGCGTCAAGGTCGCTGCGCCCCGCAAAAACTTCATCCCAGAAGCCGCTCAAGAGAAGTCGAAGGCTCTGCAAGACCAGATCTTCGATGCGCTGGGCGACGCGATCAAGTGAGTGAGACATGACTCTTGACCCAATCATCAAAGCGCTTCGAGTGCGTTGTCCGACATTCGGCACGCGCGTTGCTGGCGCGGCTCAGTGGGCGGGACTCACTGAAGACGAGTCGCCTCCGCTTCCTGCAGCCTACGTCGTCCCTCTCAGGGAAGACGCGGGCCCGATGGATGACGCGGTCGGCTACTACCAAACCGTGACGAACGTCTTCGGGGTGATCCTGCTCGTCTCGAACTATGCGGACGAGCGAGGTCAGGACGCAGGAAGGTGGATCGAGCTTCTCAAGCCGGAGGTCTTCAAGGGCATCCTCTCCTGGACGATGCGACCGCGCGACGAGCACGGTCCAATCATCTTCGAGGGGGGCTCTCTGATCTACATGGACGACGCCCGCGCGGCGTACCAGCTCGAGTTCTCTTTCGAGACTTATCTCGACACGAGCGACACGTACCAAGAAGTCGAACTCAATGCCCTGCCCGAACTCGAAGGCGCGGACATCGATGTCGACTGCATCGATCCATCAACCACCAAGGGCGAGCCTGACGGGATATTGGAAGGCCATATAGAGGTGAATACTTATGAGCGTTAGCTTTAACACGATTCCGAGCGGCATCCGAGTGCCGCTTTTTTATGCCGAGATGGACAACAGCGCGGCGGCCACGCCGACGGACGAGTCCAAGTCTCTGCTCATCGGGCAGATGCTTGACGGCACTGCCGAAGTCGGTGTCCCCGTGACGGTATCGACTGCGGCCATGGCCAAGAAGCTCTTTGGTCGCGGCTCGATGCTGGCACGCATGGTCGAGGCTTATCGCACGGTCGATAGCTTCGGTCAGCTCGTCTGCATCCCGGTCAAGGACGGTCTGTCCGCAGGCGCTGCCACCGGCAAGGCCGAGGTGAAGGGTGAGGCTCTTGAAGCCGGCCCCCTGTCTTTCTATGTCGGCGGCGAACGCATTCAGGTCGCTGTCAAGACGGGCGACGCGGGCGAGACGGTTGCGACCGCTCTCTCCGACGCGATCTCTCTCAAGAAGGATCTCCCCGTGACTGCTGGTGCCGTCTCCGGCGTCGTGACCTTCACAGCCAAGACCAAGGGCACTGTCGGCAACGGCATTCAGCTCGGCGTCAACCTCCGCGGCCTGATTAACGGCGAAGCGATGCCTGCCGGCATCTCAGTTAAGATCACCGCGATGAACGGCGGCACTGTCGATCCGGAAGTTGCGGATGCGATCAAGGCGATGGGCGATGAAGCCTACGACTTCATTGGCTGTCCTTACGCCGACACGGCCGTCCTCGACGCCTTCCAGACCGAGATGAACGACACGTCTGGCCGTTGGTCCCCGTACCGCATGCTCTTCGGTCACGTCTACACCGCAAAGCGTGGCGACATCAACACCCTGAAGAGCTTCGGCACGGCCCGCAACGATCAGCACGCGACCATCGTGGGCGTTGAGCCTGCCATGCCGACCGCCGTCGAAGAAGTCCTCGCTGCCTACCTGGCTCGCACGGCAGTCTTCATCAGTGCCGATCCTGCTCGTCCGACGCAGACGGGTGCCCTCACGGGCGTGATGGCCTCGGCCGTCGGCAAGCGCTTCATCCTCACCGAGCGCCAGACGCTCCTTGAGAACGGCATTGCTACGCTCACGACTGTGAGCGGCACGGTGCAGATCGAACGTGCTGTCACGACGTATCAGCGCAACGCCATGGGCGACGCGGACGCTTCGTATCTCGACTCTGAGACGCTTCACACGAGCGCCTACATCCTTCGTCGACTCAAGAGCATCATCACGTCCAAGTACGCTCGTCACAAGCTTGCCGATGATGGCACGCGCTACGGTGCCGGTCAGGCCATCGTGACGCCGTCCGTCATCAAGGGCGAGCTTGTCGCCGAGTACGCGCGCCTCGAGCTCAAGGGCATCTGCGAGAACCGCGACCTCTTCAAGGCGCATCTGATCGTCGAGCGCAACGCGGACAATCCGAACCGCCTTGACGTCCTGTTCCCGCCCGACTACGTCAATCAGCTGAGGATCTTCGCGCTCCTCAACCAGTTCCGTCTGCAGTACAGCGAGGAGTAAACCATGGGTAAGAAAATTGCAGGCACCTGCTACGTCAAGGTTGACGGTCAGCAGCTCGAGCTCCAGGGCAACCTCGAGTTCCCGATGGCCAAGGTCACTCGCGAGAGCATGTCCTCGACCGGCGGTCCCGTCGGCTTCAAGGAGACGGTCAACGTTCCGTACATCGCGGGCGACTTCATCGTGACCGCTGACTTCCCGACGAGCACCCTCGTCGAGTCTGAGGCGATGACCATCACCGCCGAGTGCGCGAATGGCATGGTCTATACGCTGAGCGACGCGTATCTCGTCGGCGACGCGGCCTTCAAGCCCGTTGACGGCACGGTCTCTCTGCGCTTCGAGGGTCTTGACGGAGATCTCGCATGATCTACACGCTCAAGACTCCGATTGAGCATGCGGGCGAGAGCATCACTGAGCTCGAGCTCGCAGAGCCGACGACGAAGATGGTGCGTGAGCTTGGCTTGCCGTTCTCTCTCACGGAGAGCGGCATGCCCCAGCCGATCACGAAGATCTGCGCGGCCTATGTCTCGAAGCTCGGCAAGATTCCGCCGAGCGTCGTTGACAAGCTCGCCGTCTCCGACTTCACGGCCCTCACTTGGACGGTCGTGGGTTTTTTCGGCGATACGGCGCAGACGATCTGAGCGAGCTGATCGAGAGCTGCTTCGATCTGGCTTTCTGTTGGAAGCTCTCCCCGGAGAGTTTCCTTCAGATGCCGCTTTCTGAACTGTCTCTTTACACGGCGCAGTGGAATCGTATCCAGGAGGAGCTAGATGGCAGGTAAGGATTTTCGCCTGACAGCAGTACTGGCCGTGCGCGACACTGCCGCGCCGGTCATCCAGGTTTTTTCAAAAAAGTGGACGGGCCTGAAGAAGATCGTCGAATCGACCGACTTCAAGAGCCTCAAGCGCCAGATGGCGCTTTTCTCCTCGTCAATGAAGGACGTTGGGGACAAGGCCAAGGAGCTCGGCGAGAAGCTCTCCGGTCCGCTTCTGGCGGCGGCATCTTCCGTCGGCTTCTCGCTCCAGCAAAGCATCAGTGACTTCGCGTCCACAGGCGACGCTTTCGACAAGATGGCCGCTCGATGCGGTCTGTCTTCCGAGCGCCTGCAGGAGTGGAGCTACGCTGCTACGCGAGCAGGTGCCGCGCCTGAGGACCTCGAGGACGCGCTCAAGGACTTTTCCGAGCACGTCACAGAGATTGCCAACGGGCTCGACACGAGCTCTGATGCCTTCACGCTTTTCGAGAAGCTCGGCATCAGCGTGCGTGACGCCAACGGCGACGTCAAGAAGACAGAAGTCCTCTTCAGGGAATTTTCGGACGCGCTCAAGCGCAACGAAGATCCGGCTTTGCGTGCCAAGATGGCGATGGCCGCGATGGGCGAAAGCGGGCGCAAGATCCTGCCGGCACTCACCGAAGGCGCTGAGGGTCTTGACAAGATGGCTGCAGAAGCTCGTGCTCTCGGCATCATCATGTCGGACGAAGACACGGCGGCGGCCGCCAAGCTCACGGACGACCTCACCAACCTCAGGATGGTGATCTCCTCCGTCGGCCGCACGATTGGCTCAATTCTTGTGCCGACCGTGAGCGCGATGGCGCAGCGACTGCAGGGCATCATCGTCACGAATCGTGAAGCTTTCAGCGAGCGATTCGCGGGCGTCGCCGAGCGGTTTGCAGAGGCCTTCGGCAAGATAGACTTCGAGCGAATCGTCGGCGGCCTGCTGACCTTCGCAGACTACGCGATCCGCGCCTTCAATGCCTTGGGCGGCTTCAACACGGTCCTCTACGGCCTCGGTGCAATCATCGCAGGCAAGACGCTTTTTGCTCTGGTTTCCTTGGGATCCTCCGTGATCACGATGGTTCAGACGTTCGGCGCGCTTGCCACTGCCGCGAAGGCAGTCGGCATCGCGATGGCCGGAGCGGTCGGCCCGATCGGGCTCATCATCGCTGCCGTCGCGGCGGCGGTCGCGCCTTCGATCATTGCCAACTGGGACAAGATCTGGTCTGTGATCGAGGGCGTGGGCAAGGCCGTTGCGGACGGCGTCAAGGCCGTCTGGGGCGGACTCACTGACTGGGTCGGCTCGATCTTCTCTGCCGTCTCGCAGATCAGCGATCGATTCATGAGCGCCGATCTGCCTGGGGTCTTCGAGGGCTTCGGACAGCTTTTCGATGCCGCCCTGAGCATCCTGCCTGAGAAATGGCTCGCTGCTTGGGAAGGTCTCAAGAAGACTGCGGGCGACATGCTCGCAAGCATCGGCGAGATGATCGCCGAGCTGTTCGGAAAGATCGACTTCGGCTCTCTCGTGCCGGACTTCGCTAACTCGTGGCTCGGGCTCGATGCCCAGAAGCCTGCGGCCCAGCAAGTGAAGCAGGAGCGCGTCCAGATGCCGTCTGCATCCGTGCAGGGCCGTCTGGCCGTTGAGGTTGCGGCCGCTCAGGGCACCTCGGCGCGTGTGACCGACGTCAAGTCCGATCGCGGGCTTCAGATTCAAGGCTCCGTTGGCGCTTCTCAGCGCTACACCGAGGGCGCTTTCTCGTGGTGATGTATGAGTGTGCTAAGTGAACAGCTGCAGCCTGCCTCCTTCAGGGGCGTGCCTTTTGAAGTAGAGGCTTCGGGCATCACGGTCGGCCGTCGCACTGTCGTGCATGAGTACCCGCAACGTGATCGACCCTACGTCGAGGACATGGGCCGCGCGACGCGAAACATCACGCTCCAGTGCTTCGTCGTCGGCAGCGACTATCTCGAGCAGGCTCAAGCGCTCATGCATGAGCTCGAAGAGCCCGGTCCGGGAACTCTGATCCATCCTTGGCTCGGCGAGATGGAGGTGACGATCACCTCTGTCAGCGAGCTTCAGTTCGATCAGGGGCTGGGCGTCGCTTCGGTCACGATCACAGCGACTGAGGCGGGTGACCTCGAATTTCCTGCCGTCACGGCGGACGAGGACACCGAAGCGCTCGAGGCGGCCGACGCGGTCGAGAAGAGCGCCGTCGACAAGTTCTGCGAGGACTTCGACCTGTCGACAATCAATGACTGGGTCGACAGTGCGCTCGAGGGCAGTCTCCTCGACGCTCTCAACTTTGTGAGCGCAGGTGACCTCGGTAAGCTCTTCGACTATGCCGAAGGCGTGGCCAATCTTGCCGACAAGGCGATGGCCCTGCTTTCGACCGACCCGAAGATCTTCGCCACTCGCCTTGCGGGTGCCCTCGGGCTCTCGCGCTGGGCGACGACGGTTTCGGCGTGGCGAGGCGTCGCAAAGTCTCTGAAGAATCTGTGCAAGCATGACAAGCTGAAGGCGCGGACGAAGGCATACGCTGAACGCAAGGGCGAGCCGATGTCCGACGTCACCAGGCAGGTCATGAAGTCGCAGGCCGCAATCGAGACGCTTGTTCGACAGCTTCTGATCGCTCAGATGGTCGGCGTGAGCACGCTTGTCGCGACGTCAAAAGACGTCTCCTCGCCGGATGGTGAGGAGGACACGCGCACGACAACGCGGTCCTACGACGAGATCGTGGAGCTCCGAGATGAACTTTGTCAGGTGCTCGATGACGAGCTGCTGATGGAAGAAAGCGACGAGATGTATCAGACCCTCGATGAAGCCCGCACGGCCATTTTTGACGTGCTGACTCACAAGGCTGATGCGCTCCAGCACGTCGTCATCGTCAAGCCTGATGATGTCTTCCCGGCCGTCGTGCTCGCGTATGACTACCACGACGACGCAGATCGAGATCTTGAAATCGCTCGACGCAATTCAGTCGAGCATGAGGGCTTTTGCCCTGCTTCTGAGCTGAGGGTTTTGAGTGAATAAAGTCACGATCAAGGTCGGCGGCAAGTCCTACGCGGGTTGGAAACGCGTCCGCATCGAGGCGGGCATCGAGCAGATCTCTCGAGCCTTCGCGCTCGAGGTGACGGAGTCCTTTCCCGGCAACACGGACTTCGGCGTCTTTCGCGGCGGCGAGCTTGTGCAGGTCTTCATTGATGAGGATCTTGTCTGTACTGGCTACGTCACCTCGACGCCGATGAGGTACGACGGCCGCTCGATCACGGTGCAGGTGCAGGGCAAGTCCCGCACCTGTGACCTGGTCGAGTGTTGTCCTGTCCAACCGGGCGCGGCCTCATCCTCGTCATCGTCCTCGTCAGATACGTGGGCGGGCGTCAAGGGGAAAAGCGCTGATACTGGCGCGGCGCAGGTCAAGCCTTCGGGCAAGCCCGCGACGCAGTGGAAGAAGCTTCCCGCGAAGCGCATCGTCGCAGAGCTCGCTGCGCCTTACGGCATCGAGCTGAAAGATGAGGCGGGTGTGGGTGACGCTCTCGCCGGTCACGTCGTGAATCCCGGCGAGAGCGTCCTCGACTCGATTCAGCGCCTGATCACGAAAGAGAACCTCCTTATTACAGATGATGAGGCGGGCAATCTGGTTGTGACAGTGCCGAGCGAATCTTTCACGACCGACGCTCTCGTGCTTGGCGAGAACATTTTGTCCGCGCAGGTGGCCTTCGATATGTCTCAGACGTACTCGAAGTACATCGCGCTCGGACAGCACGCGGGCACAGACACGGACTTCGGACGCTCGGCCGCTGAAGACAAGGGCGTCGGCGTTGATCCGGCTGTCGGTCGCTTCAGGCTCAAGGTCCTCAAAGACTCCGGCCTCAGCTCTCCGACGACGTGCAAGAACAGAGCGGCTTTCGAGGCGGCGTACCGCGCTGCCGCCGCTCGGCGCTTGACCTACGTCGTCCAAGGGTGGCGGCAGTCCGACGGCTCACTCTGGAAGCCTAATCGCCTGGTGCAGGTTGACGACAATCTCCTGAGGCTCAATGCCGCTTTTCTGATCACGAAGGTGGTCTACTCGCTGTCTGCTCAAGGCATGACGACGACGCTCGAGCTTCTCGATCCGAAGGGGTTGAAGCCGAAGACGACGTCGGCCTCGGCGGGCGGGAGCGAGTCTGCGGCACCGGGCGTTTGGACTGAGGTGAAGTGATGGGTCGACTTGATGACGCGATGGCCAGAGGCACGGTCTCTGTGGCTGACGGCGAGAAGAAGATGAGGAGCCTTCAGGCTCGCTTTCTCGCTGACGAAGTGCGCGACGACCTCGAACACTTCGAGCCGTATGGCTTCTCTTCTGAGCCACACGAAGATGCCGAAGTCTTCGCTCTCTTCCCCTGTGGCGACAGATCCCACGGCGTGGTGATCTGCGTTGCAGACCGCCGATTTCGACTCAAGCCGCTGAAGGCGGGCGAGGTCGCGATCTTTGATGACCTCGGGCAGAAAGTCCACCTGACCCGCGAGGGCATCGACGTCTCGACGCCGGGGTGGCTGCACGCCACAGTCGGTGGTGATGCTGTCGCTACGGTCACCGGGAGCGCCACGCTCAAGGCGGCCTCGGTCACGATCGACTCGCCCAGCACCACAATCACCGGCGACGTGAGGATCGAGAAGAGCCTCAACGTGGTCGGCAAGATCACGGGAACGGGCGGCATGGCCGTCTCCGGCGGCTCCGGTGCTACGGTCGACGGCTCGCTCGTTACGACGGGCGACGTGGTCGCTGCGGGCATCTCGCTCGACAACCACGTTCACCCTGGTGACTCGGGCGGCATGACGGGCAAACCGCAATGAGGTTGACATGGAGCTAATACTTAACGGCAGGACTGCGGACCTGTCGGATTTTGAGGCTGATGAGCTTGCGCAAGCGGTGCTGATCAGCCTTTTTTCATGGCGCAAGTCTGCCGATGACGACGGCGTCAAGGCACCTGCCCGACAAGGGTGGTGGGGCGACACCTTCGCGTCGATCTCTGGTGACAGGATCGGCTCGAGGCTCTGGCTGCTTCAGCGTCAGAAGCTCACGCCTCTGGTGCTCAAGCGCGCAAAGGCCTACGCCGAGGAAAGCCTGCAATGGCTCCTCGATGATGCGGTCTGCGCACAGATCGAAGTCGTCGCAGAGCGCGGCGGGCTCGATCAGCTGACGCTCGAAGTTACCTGCTTCAAGCCTGACGGCACTCAGGAGCTGTCTGCCCGCTTTCAGGATGTTTGGGGTTAAAGAATGGCTTTTGCTAGACCAACACTCAAAGAAATCGTTGCTCGCGTCCAGTCTGACGCCGAGAGCCGTGCGGGCAAGAAGTTCATGCGCTGGAGCACGGTGCCTGTGCTTTGCCGCGTCATCGCGGGCGTCTCGCACACGCTTCACGGCTTCATCGCCTTCGTGCTTCGACAGTGCTTCACGACGACCGCTGAGGGCAAGTACCTCGAGCGCCGCGCAAGCGAGTACGGCATCTATCGCAAGGCCGCTACGGCGGCTACTGGTGAAGTCACGTTCACGGGCGCGGGCACGGTGCCGAGCGGCACTCAGTTGCAGGCCGAGGACGAGACGGTCTACGTCACGACGTCCGACAGCGTCGAGCTCAAGGCACCGATTGCTGCCGCAGAGGCGGGCGCTGCAGGCAACGCTCAGGCGGGCATGGAGCTCACGCTTGTGAGCCCTGTGCCCGGCATCATGAGCACGTCTGTAGCAGGCGAACTCACGGGCGGGGCCGACGCGGAAGATGATGAGTCGCTTCGTGATCGCCTTCTTCAGAGACAGAAGAATCCCCCGAAGGCAGGCACGAAGGCCGACTACGTTTCGTGGGCTCTCTCGGTCTCTGGCGTCACGCGTGCGTGGTGCTACCCGCAGGAGCTTGGGCAGGGTCACGTGACTGTCCGCTTCATGACGGATGGGATGACCGAGAACGGCATCCCGAACCAGACGATGATCGAACGCGTCACGGACTACATCGAGCACCAGATGCCTGTGACCGCCGTCCTTCACGTCGAAGCCCCGATTCCGAAGAAGCTCGACATCACGCTCGATGTCTTCCCGGAAGACGAGAAGATCAAGGCGAAGATCAAGAACGCGATCGAGGGCGTGATCCTCTCCGAGGCCGTCCCCAGCGGTCCGATCCTGCGTACGTCTCTTGACCGCGCAATCTCGTCGGTCGGCGAGGTGAGCTCCTATCGACTCATCAGCCCGACTGAAGACGTGCCGACGAAGACGGGCGAGATCCTGGTGCCGGGAAAGATCACGTGGGAGTGATCGTATGGCACTGACTGAATCTCACTACACGCACCTAGTCAATGCGTTGCTACCTCGAGGTCCGATCTGGTCCAGACGAGTCGGCAGCACGATTGATGCGGTGCTTTACGCCCTCGCAATGGAGGCGGCCCGCGTCGACGAACGCGCACACGCCGTCATCGAGGAGTCAGACCCGCGCACCTCGATCGAGGAGCTGTCTCTCTGGTTTGAGGAGTGGGGCATTCCGAGCGAATGCCTTGCGGCAATCGCCGACCCCAGTCGCGAGCAAATGCGACAAGAGCTCCTCGCCAAGATCACATCAAATCTTGGCTTGACGGCTGCCTTCTTCGAGAGCCTCGCGGGCACCTTGGGCTTTCACGCCAAGGTCGAGTCGACGAAGCCTTTCACGTGCGCCAGCCGCGTCGATCACGGGCTTTTCGACGACTCCTGGTCGAGCGTGATGACGCTCATCATCTCGATCGAAGAGGACGGCGGGCTCAGGTTTTTCGATGTGTCCTGCGGCGTTGACGAACCGCTCGGACGTTGGGGCAATGCGCTTCTTGAGTGCATGATCAGAGCCTTGGCCCCGGCTCATGTTTTTGTGATTTTTTTCTACGGAGATAAGCGATGAGTCAAGGCTATTGGCAGTCTGGCGCGATTGAGTCGCCGCCTGACCTGTCGACTCTGTCATCTAAGGGGTACCCGACGAGCGGCAACCCGCAGACGGGCACGCCCGCAACCTATCCGGGTGCCGCATGGTTCTACGTCATCGATCAGATGCGCATGACGATGCTCTATGCCGCAGGCATGAAGCCGTCCGAGCCGCCTTCGACGACGGAATTTCTTTCTGCGGTTCAAAGCTTCAATTGGGCGCAGGACAACACTTTGAATGGCTCTGTCCTCAGAGCGGGCACGATCCCTGCGACCGCTCTGGCCGATCGCTCGGTCACGGCTCAGAAGCTCGCGACGTCGATCGACCTCAAGGGCGGCGGCGTGACGCTCTGCCTGAAGACCTTCACGACGTCTGAGCTTGCAGGTGTGACGCTAGCGAAGGGCGAGCTTGCGCTCAATAGCGAGACCTTGGGTCTCTACGTGGGTGATGGCTCCGCGAAGGGCGGTCACTTGGTCGGCGGCGAGGTCGCTGCTGAAATGATTCAGGTCAAGACGATTCTCTCTCAGCTCTCGAATGCTGTCGCCAAGTTGGGCGGCACGACTCAGCCTTTCTCGGAGTAAATGATGACGATTTCTAATCCTTCTCTCACTCAAATCTCGCAGGCGCTCGCCGAGATGCTTCCGAAGCTGAAACCGCTCTCGGTTCCTACGGGCATGATCTCGGCTTTTCACACGGTTCCTGAGGGTTGGCTGCAGTGCAATGGCGCGGCCGTGAGCCGCACGACCTATGCCGCGCTCTTTGCCGTAATCGGAACGAAGTACGGCTCGGGTAACGGCTCGACGACGTTCAACCTGCCGAATCTGCATCACAAGTTCATCGAAGGCACGAACACCACTTCCGAGGTCGGGCAGTCTGTGTCGGCGGGCTTACCGAACATCAC